ATAATTATATGTATAGGAAAGTGCCCTTACTTCATTCAGAATATTAGCGAGCGGATCGACCTGTTCAACGCTCATATAAGAGTTAGTCGCTCCGGCTGCATCGCTAAAGGTCGCCTGACTCGTATTAAATGGACTCGCAAGTCTTGTTATTCTTGATTCGAAACCAATGTCGCCATTTGCTTTCTCTTTTATAAATCCACCTTCGGTCTCTTCAACGATTCTAAGAGCATCAATCGTCCTGTTAGAATCAGTCCACCATCGAGTCATCGTAGTCTGCCCAACCGCTAAATCCCTATATACGGCAGGCCATCCGACTGCATCAAGAATCATGCCGACAGCCTCATCAGTCCGGACAGTTGTTTCCATATCTGATTCGGGTACAAATTCATTTATGTATCCGAGTGGCCCAAGGGCATGGAGAGTACAGGTATCAACGGTGTGCGATGATGGATTCGGGGTCACATTCTCCAAACGTCCGTTCCATATCTGGACGGCTTCCGTCGAAAAATTAAAAGGAAATTCGTATGGAAACTCACTAGAAGGAGCAATTGTGAATCTGCACATTCTTCCTGGAAGATTCTTACCGCTAAGAGCAGAAGCAGCATTGGACGGACTGTATTTACCGGTTGTGTTGTTTAAACGAAGCTTGAGAGTTCCGGCAGTTGAATTTCCGGTTAGCTGCGAAGCGTAATCTCTGCCCCTTCTGAATTGGGCATTTATAACATCGGAGGTGATGTCATCATCTGCTCCGGCATATAAGCCGTTGCCTTCCCAATCCACCTCTACCCTGTAAACATTCGTCGGCACTCGCTACATCCTCCACCACCAATCACTCAGCCTGGTTCAGCTTATCACCTATTCCTTCAGCCACGATTATATCTATCAATTCCTTCTTCTGTCGCTCTGCCACTATGCGCCTCAACTGCTCGTTAGCAACTGGATTCTCCTTGCAAAGCTGTTCTATATCTGCTTCCGTTATCTGTTCATTCATGAGGCGTTTCTCTCCGTACACCAATCATCAACCATTGTTTCAACTTCTGCGTCTGTCATATCTGTAATGGTCGGTGGATTTGGCGGGTCAGGCGGAGTGCCGTATACCCTATTCTGAAACGGTACTTTGGCATGGATAGCCAAAGCCCTAGTTTTCAACTCTGCTTTGGTAATCTCAGTTCCTCCACCAAGTCCAATAGTGACAAAGGTTTCGTCATCTTGGTCATAGCAAAAGGATTCGTGCAAAATAGCAAACTCAGGGTATGTCGGTCTGCTATTCCCTTCTGAATCTGTTGTAGTTATAAATTTAGTTACTATTATCGCCATGAGTTCTCCTTCTTGCCATTACACACTTAATCCATATAAATAAAGTTGACCGTAAGTGCTACCAGTTCCATTGTTGGAATAACCGTTCCAATTCGCATTAGAAACTTGGTCAAACCAACTCATGCCAACTGTCCTTCCATTTGTTAATGTATGAGTTTGTTGAGTGGTGTGAACACCCGAAGCCATATATGCCGAGTTCCCACTATAAGTCCACCACCCTGACGTATATTTCAACCCAATGTTATAGTCGGTATTCATTGTTAAATTCGTAGTACCTTGAAGTGTCCCAGTATTGGGTAAATCAAGTCTTTGATAAGTCGCAACACTACTTGATGTATTTAAATAGATTGACCCACCTGTTTCATAAACAACATTACTTGAAAAGTCAGTTCCAGTTGAAATCCTTACAACGTAGTCAGTCCAGAAACTAGCGTTGTACGGTCTGGATATCATTATCCAATCTAAGGTGTAAGGGTCAGAAGGCCACCCATTAGAGTCCCAAACTTGAAACGAAACCCAATCCATAGAAGTTTGCCCATACCCCCAACCGTTATATAACACAGGATACCCAGTTCCAATATTAGTACCATTGCCGTTAGCTAACCCTGTGTAAACTCCTGAGATAGAACCTCCGTAATTACTTCTTGAGAAGGCACACTTTTCAAAGGTATAAGGAATATAAGGTGTAGGCCACCTTTCTCCATAGATAGCGTTTCGCTGTTGGTTAGGACGAGTAACATCCCACATTCCTCTTGCTTCAGTTTGATTGGGTTCTCTTGCCATTATGCTTCAATCCCCCATAGTCCTAACATTCCGTATTGGTAGGTTGTTCCATTATTTGAGTAGGGTGACCATGCGTTGATAGCAGAATTAACATTGTTTGAATTCCAATTCATAGTCCATTGGGAACCGTTTGGAACAGTATGGCTTTCGGAATACTGATAATTACCTGTCCAATAACTAGTTACAACATAATTCCCATTGCTAATTACCATCCCAACCCAATAGTTTGTTCCCCAACTTAAAGTGTTGTTTCCCATAATGGTTCCAGTAGAAGGTAAATCAAATCTCGACCATGTATCTGCCCCATTCATTAACTGTTGGACTACTAATGACTCATAAACTCTATTACCGCTAGCGAGACTAGACCCAACACAAATCCGAAGTAGGACATTAGCTGAATAGTTATAATATCCTGCATTTGCAGACGGTAACATTACCCATTTCAACTGGTAATTCGGCTCACTTCCTGTAGTGGTTGTACTCATGTTTATGGCATTTGCGGAATTCCAATTGTGTCCCCATCCATTAGTAATGGGATAACCCGAACTATTATTAGTCCCTGCACCATTAGCAAGCCCTGTATATATCCCTGTCATTGCCGTTCCTGTAGAACGTGAAAAGGCACATAAGGTAGGTGGCTGATAAGGGTCAGGCCATTCATCTCCATTTCGTGCGACATAAACGTCATTGAGTTTCCACATTGACGAGGCATCTGAATTGTTAGGTATTCTTGCCATTATATTAAGTATCCTAAAACTGGAAATTGCCCACTTCCACCATAACCCCCTGATGTTCCATTACTGGCTCCGAATGGTGAGCTATCAGACATTGAATTCTGTGATGCGAAATGGTTTTGAGTTACTTGGCTTCCGTCATTAAGAGTTATGACCCTGTTGCTCTCTCCAGCATTATATTGAGACCTTCCACTACCTGACGACATGAGATAAGCAAAAGCTACCGTATAACCAGTATTCCAAGACAGCGCAGGTAAAGGGTCAGCAGAACCAGTACCGTCAGGAAGTTCTAACATGAAGAAATTATCGTACCCTCCACAAGTTGAGGAATACCAGTTTAACCCCATGATGCAGTTACATCCTTGAATAGTGCTAACCGTTCCTGAGTCATAAATAACGGTATTTGTTGCTGTTCCAAATCCTGTATATATCTTGGCTCTCCAAGAGATATAGTTTGAAAAGTTTCCAGTCCAAGCCCCAATCCCACTCCCAAGAGAAATCTTATTCAATTTATAGTTAGCCGCTGACGAGCCTGTGTATTGATGAGAAAACCCTATACAGTCAGCATTGTTTGAGGTGCTGTAATAACCCCAACTTCCTTGGTAAGTCCCATTCCCAGATGTTCCGCAGTTCGTGGATGTCCCATCTGTGATAGCTCCCGAATATCCTGTACACGTTCTTATGTAGTATTGGGAAGGGGTATAAGGAACATGAGGGTCAGGCCATTCGTCACCCTCTCTACCTCTTTGAACAGCGTTCATTTTCCACATGCCATTAGCATCATTGTTGGCATTATTTGGAATTCGATAATTAGGCATTAAGCAACATCCGTGATGGCTTCCCAACTGACGACAACATCTAGGTCGCTTGCGGTCTGAGCAACTGCCATCAACCTGTTCCCTGTACCGCTTGCGTTATGGTTTATATAAAGCGGAGTATCTATCAGGCTGAGAGATGAATCCGCAGGAATCGTTATTGTCTTGGCTAGATAATAAGCCGTTCCATCTTTGTCTATGTAAACATCAACGTCACAGTTATTCGTTCCGTCAATATTTGAAACGATTATCATGTTCACCTTGTGAGAATAATTTGTTGCAACCGCATCCATAATAGCGGTGGCGTTAGTCGTAGAAAGACTTGTACATTGTTCATTCCCATAGATATGAGCAACGCTAACTATGTCTGGTGGATTTGCCATTTAATTCTCCTTAAAACACTATTGCGAAAGCCATAGCCAAACCGACTGAGGCTCCACTTGCACCGGCTTCCCAAGCAACCTGAGTACCTAATGCGTTAACTTTTAATTGATCTCCTGCATTTCCCAGAGCAAGCCTGGACAAAGTATTTGCTCCTGATGCGTACAGGAGGTCTCCGGCTGTCCACGAGGTCTGATTTGTCCCCCCCTTATCCGCAGCGATTGCAGTTCCTTCCCAAACTCCTGTCGTTATTGTTCCAACGGCAGTAATCGAGGTGAAAACAATCGACGATGCGAGTGTCTGGCCTGTAAGATCGCTTGCATCAACATCGTCCCAAGTGGGAACTCCTCCTGCTACCTTGAGAAATTTCTGCGCCGATCCTATTCCCAATCTCGACAGCTGCGTTGCTGACGTGGCGTAAATCAAATCACCAGTAGCCTGTTGATCTATATGATGAGTATCAATTCCTGTCCACTCTTGTTCGGTTAACGAAGTGCCCACCGCTTTATGTTTAAATTCGTCTGCCATATGTCACCTTATCTTGATGGAATAACTCCCTGATATCCTCCGCCTCTAACCTTACTGCTTACCGCTCGTGAGACCTGTTCCTCAAAGTCATCAAACCCATATGTGTTCCCATGAAAATTAATAATCATTCTTCCTTCCTGCGCATGGAGAAGTTCCAACATTTCATCGGATTCTCTTTGAGGCTTCTGGAGCATTCCAATATCTGGCGTGTCTATTTTGAAACTCTTTCCACCGAGTCCAGGAATCGGAATTCCCTTTATTGATTCTGGAATATTAATTTCGAATTCACCAAGATTATTTAATCCCTCAGATATGTTATTAATCAGGTCATACATCCAATCCCTAAAGTCTAAAAATGCTTCCTTCATTGCGCCCACGCCGTCTTTGACCCATTGAGGCATGACGTTCCAAAGTTCCAGGAAGAAATGCTTTACTTCCGTTCCGGCATCTTTGAAGTGTTCCCAAGCCTTGTCCCAATCAGCTTCGACAAGTGCTGCCCACGCTCCCTTGACGAAACTTCCGACTGCGCCCTCGACATTTCCGAGCATCCTGTCTGTAGTTTGAAATCCTCGATTAAGTCCGTCCCATGCGTCCTTCCAGTTTCCTTTAACTTCCGATGCCCAATCCTTCATGTTCTGCCATGCGTCTTTGATTGAAAGATTGAAGTTTTCGTTAAGGAACTTTTCCACCTTGTCTAAGGCATCTTTTAGAAATTGTGTTGCTGACTCCCAATCGTAGATCGCCCATATGATCCAACCGATAGTAAGAAGCACCGCTGCGATTCCTGCAGCCATCGCTAGTGCGCCTGCAGAGACTCCTGCTGCAAGTGCGCCAAAAACGCCGATAACAGGTGCGATGAGTCCTTTTAACTTAAATAAATGAGGGCCGACAGTTCCTATAGCAATCGCCAACAGACCGAAACTCTCCATCAGGTCACCGAGGGGTTCCCCAACAACCTTGAGTTTGTCACGCAATTTCGCAAGCTCTTCACCGAGCGTGGTCATTGCTCCGAGTTCGCTGATCTGGTCGTCTGCCTCTTGTAATTCTTTAGACATAATCTGAATTGAAGGTATGAGATCGTTCTCGATTGCGACCTTCATTCTTTGCGCACCTTCAGCACCGAATAGTTCAGTCGCTCTGGACAGAGCCTCCGTAGAACTTTCAGCTGCCTTTATCTGTTCCATCTGAGCAAACAATGCGCCTCGTAAATCCTCGACTCCTGCACCTGCAAGCCTTCGCATGGATGCATTCAAGGCAGGCATTATTCTTGATGCCGATATTCCTGCGCCCTCTAACTGAGAGAAGAATGCAATCGATTCTTCCATCGTCATATCAAGGTTGTTTAATACAGGGCCAAACTCCTGCATCCTGGATGCGAGTTGGTTAACGCCGATTCCGCTCGCCTGAGAAGCTGCGAGGAACTGGTTTAACGTGTGCCTTGCCTGATCCATCGGCACTTCAAACATCGCCATGCTGTCCGATACCGTTGCGATCATTGGACTTACATCGGATCCGGTTACACGAGCCAAATCCAAAAACGCCTTGGTCGTATCTTCCAGAGCCGATCCACTAATTCCCATCTTCGTATTTACATCGGCGACAGCCTGTGAAACTTCTTCGAATCCCTGTGGCACTTGGGCAACAACATTTCGGAACGACTTTTCCAGACGCTCAAGTTCTTTACCTGTAGCACCTGTTCCGGCCTGTATGGTTCGACTTGACTTGGTAAAGTCATCTGAAATTTTGACAAACGCTGCGCCGATGCCAGCAACAGCAAGACCAATACCGAGGGCGTTCTCTTTTAACCCTTTTAATCCGGTATTAGCTTTTTTAGTATCTGCATCAACGACGATGTTGACTAGGTTTGCCATGTTTGTTGTCTTCTCCTAAAACGGCAATTTGTACTAACTTAATCAGGCCGACATCTTCCTTTAAAACCTCCGATGGCAGGACAGAATATCTCTGGCATATTCCATCAACCAGTTCCGCCTGCGCTAACGCTAACGGCTTGGTTACCGGATTCCCTTCTCTGTCCGTGCCACCACCAGTTGCCTTCCACCGTGCGATGTCAGCCTCTAGGCTTCCCCCACTTTCGCAGCTTCCTCGATCCAAGAGGTGATTACGGCCTGCGCCATCGCCATTGGAAGAGTAAGAAACCCTGCTCCGTCAGCCTTGACTCGTTTGCCGTCTTCGTCGTGAACATTCCATTCCAAAAGAACGTCGTCTCCGAATTTTGTGAACACGGTGCGAGACATTTCCGAAGAACCCTCTTCGCTCATGGCTTGAAACTCCAGGAGCATATTTAGTTCAACGTCTAGTCTCGCTCGTATCTCAATCCCTTCGAATTCGTGTCCCTCTGGAAACTCGATCTGGCACTCACGCCTCTGGATTAGAAATGGTTTCGTTGTCTTAGTCGCCATGTTTATGGAACTACTGACCAAGTAGCAACCGCTCCGCTTTGACCCTGCAATCCTGCAGTAAATGTCAAAGTTCCGTCTGCTCCTCTTGATATGTTGTATTCCGAAACCAGGCATTCGACTTCTATGATCGGATTGCCCTGAGTGTTCCCACCGATGGCATACGATACTGTCCTCGTCCCTGATTTAGTTTTAAAGACATCGTGCGATTTGTTAGATGCCGAATCGAAAGTGCCGTTGATCGTGAGACCGAAGTCGCCAAGACCAATGATCCTCTCGATTGCAGACTTACTCAGAGTCGTCGCATCGATTAAGTTTTGATTGTTGGTGATCTCCACAGAGTTGACGTTGTCGGAAATATCTCTCGCACTTCCACCACTATCATCAACCGCTAGGTAATCGCCAAGCCCTGCCTGTATTGCCATGATTTGACCTCCTTAAAGTCTCACTAATTGGCAAGCAAATTTTAAATTTGTGAATGTGCCTGTAGTGGTCACCCTCACATACCTATCCACCGTTCCTGTAACCTCTACTCGTTCCGCTGATGGAACATCCGATGTTCCTGTAGCCGTGAATGTAAGAAGATCAGACCACGTCGCATCGTCTGGTGAGTCTTCGATCTTTACCGTCACCGTTCCGCTACCTAATGAAATGTTTTCCAGATAACCGACTCCACCACCAGAGGAGGAAGCCGAGTTATCGACTGATGAATTAGATGATGAGGATGCGTGGGTATCGTCGAAGGCTGTAAGCATTACGCCGAACTCTCCACCCATACCGTTGCCTTCATATGTAACCGAACTCGTGATCGCCGATCCGCTTGTCCTGCTCACGTTGTATTCGGCCTGCTTACCGCTCAATCCGACTGAAGGAGAACCTATATCTGATCCCAAAGGAACAAGCACAACCTGATCTGCCGTCGGTATTTTTCCGGAGTTCTGTGAAAAGGTAGCGTGACCCTGGTTAGAAGCATTATCGAAATAAGCCGATACTGATACCGATCCTGTAGACAGTCCAGTAATCCGAGCCATAGCAGCTTTATTTAAAGTCGTCGTATCGAGGAGATTCTGGGTATAACCCATGCTATCTAAAGCATTAGCATCTCCAGATAAATCCCGACCTTCTACTAAAAGCCGAACGTTTAATCCACTCGTAATCGCCATCGTCCCCTCCTCATCTTCATCTTCCTTTTAAGGCGTGATCGTTGTCTCTCCTAATATCTCCACGCTGTATGGGATATCCACCACCCTGTAAACAGTTCCGCTCACCTC